TACGGCAGCGCTTGGGTCGGGATACTTTTCCGCCGGACCTACAACGAACTCGAAGAGTTGATGCGGCGATCCCACGAGATCTATCCGCAAACCGGCGGAGTCTGGCACGAACAGCCCAAAACTTGGACTTGGCCCAACAAAGCGCAACTGAAAATGCGCTATCTGGAGCGAGAAGCAGATGCCACGAGATATTTGGGACATTCATATACCTGGATCGGATGGGACGAACTCACGCAATGGCCGGGTGACTATGCTTATAAGTATCTTAGAGGGCGACTTCGTTCAGCAGCAAACGTACCAACTAAGCGAATCCGCGCTGCGGCAAATCCTGGAGGTGTTGGCCACCACTGGGTTAAAGCCTATTTCGTCGAGCCTCACCCAGTTGGGTATAAGCCTATCAACGACGAAGTCACCGGAATGCAGCGGATGTTCATCCCCGCCAAGCTTACCGACAACCAAATCCTTTTATCCAGTGATCCCGGCTACGCCGGACGCTTGCGCGGCCTCGGCTCAGAGGCAATGGTTCGAGCCTGGCTCGATGGAGATTGGACCATAATTGAAGGAGCCTTTTTCGACTGTTGGTCTCTCGAGCGACACGTAGTTCCGCCTTTCCCCCTCCCTGGAGATTGGACTCGTTTTCGCTCGATGGATTGGGGCTCCGCGAAGCCGTTTTCTATCGGCTGGTGGGCGATCGCCGGAGACACAGTGTCTGTCGGTTCTCACCGAATCCCTCGCGGAGCCCTAGTCCGCTACCACGAATGGTATGGAGCGGTGAAACCAAATGTCGGACTCAAACTTTCCGCCGAAACAGTCGCCGAGCGACTCGTTGAACGAGAAGCCGCTCTCCAATCCAAATACCCTGGGACAAAACCCAAGTATGGAGTCATCGACCCAGCAGTCTTTGCCGAAGACGGCGGCCCCTCCATTGGAGAGCGAATTAACAGCGTACTTACGCGCAATAAGATTGTTCCATTTAGGGCGGCTGACAACAAACGAGTCCCGCAGCGCGGCGCCCTCGGTGGCTGGGACCAGGTTCGTTCCAGGCTGGTCGGGGATAACAAAGACCCTATGATCTTCTTCTTCAACACTTGCGTTGATTCCATCCGGACCCTTCCGGCACTCCAGCACGATCCCGACCGAATGGAGGATGTCCAAACGGACTCTGAGGATCACGCGCCGGATGAAATCCGCTACGCCTGTATGTCCAGACCTTACGTTCGTCCAGTGGTCGTGCCAACGCCGACCATAATAGTGGGTTACACCACATATAAAGATCCTCGGCCAGCGGATTGGAGGATCTTATGAGTATGAGCGGCTACAGCGCAACCGTAGCCGCACCGCCCTCACTTTTCGGCGGTGCGACTCAATCGATCCCAGATGACCGCTACTGGACCCTCGAACAGTGCAAGCAGGCTTACTTCGATTACCTCACCGGCAAGATCGAGGAAATCCGCGAGCAGCAGGAATCTCGGCGCTACCGCCACGGCTCGCAATGGAGTTCCAAACAGATCGAGGTTTTCAACAAACGCAAGCAACCGATTATCACCTACAACCGAATTGGTCGAAAGATCGATTCAATCGTCGGCCTCGTCGACAAATTCAAGCAAGACCCAAAGGCGGTTGGCAACACCGCGCGGGATGAAGCTGCAGCCGAACTCGCGAATTACGCCGTCCGCTACGTCATCAACGGAAGTCTCCGCGACAATATGTTCCCACCTATCGCCGGGCGGTGTGCCACTGATGGCTACGCGGGTGTAGAGATGCTGCTTGTCAAAGGAGATAAGCAAGATATCGACATTGCCTTTGCCCCCGTTAATATAGAGGATTTCTTCTACGATCCAACCTCAGTGATCGATGATTTCTCCGATGCAGGCTTTATGGGCCTCGGAAAGTGGTACACTGTAGAGCGGGCAAAGGACAAGTGGCCTGAATTCGCCGATCAGCTCGAGACCGTAACTCAAAGTGGGGCCGAATTCAGCTCCAACCCCGACAACGAGCGCAAGTGGTTCACTACCACCCAACACCGCACAATGCTCCGAATCGTTGAAATCTGGTACAAATATCGCGGCGGCTGGTGCTGGGCGCTTTTTACCGGCGCCTTTAAGATGATGGAGGGACAGAGTTACTTCTACGACGATAAAGACAACCAAATCTGCAAGTTTCGCATGTTTTCCTGTGCCGTTGACCAAGATGGCGATCGCTACAGCTTCATCCGAAACCTCAAAGGACCTCAAGATGAGATCAATCAAAGACGCTCTAAGGGCCTTCATGAGTTGAATTCACGCCGGATTAAGGCCGAAGAAGGCGCTCTCAATGATGTTGAACAGGCCCGAGTCGAGGCCGTGCGCCCTGATGGAGTCGTACTCTACAATAAAGACTTCGAGATGGAGTTCGACGACGCGACGCGACTCCAAAATATGGAGGGAAATCTCAAATTCCTCGAAGAGGCGAAGAACGAAATCGAGAATTTCGGCCCAAATCCGGCCCTCATTGGTCAGGGCCTCGAATATAAGTCTGGTCGAGCGATTTCGCTACTTCAGCAGGCCGGTATTGCCGAGCTTGGCTCCTTTATCATCAACTACAAGAACTGGAGATTCGACCTTTATCGTAATACTTGGTGCGCTATCAAGCGCTATTGGACCGGAGAGCGCTACATCCGAGTCACCGATGAGCAAGGAATCGCCTATTTTGTCGGAATTAACAAGCTTGAAGCCGACCCACAGACTGGCATCCCGAGGATGATTAACCAAATCGGCAAACTCGACGTGAATATCATCATGGACGAGGGCCAAGACGAAGTCAACATGATGGCTGACGCCTACGACACCCTCGGAGCGATGGCAACTCAGGGCGCGAACGTCCCGCCAGAGATCCTTATCGAGCTTGCTCCGTTGCAAGCAAGCGTGAAACGGAAGCTTCTTGCAAAGCTCCAGCCCGATCCGCAAGAACTCCAGAAGAAACAGCAGGTCGAGGCGGTCCAACTTCAGACCCTTATCGCCCAACTCAAGGAAATCGTTTCGCGGGCGAATCTCAACGATGCAAAGGCCCAAGAAACTGCTCAGGGCGGCGCTCACGGAATGCTCGAACGCGAGTATGATCGTCGTGCGGGACTTCAGGCCGAAGCTATCAAGCAAAGCGGTTCTGCGAAACTTGAGGATCAAAAACATCAGAATAAAATGACCGAAATGGTCACTAAAGACATGGGCGATCATCTTCAGCATCGACGAAAACTTCGGGAGACCGCGAGTGCTCAAAACGGCGCTTGAGTTTTTTCTCTGGTGGTTCCCGCGTCACTTGCAGCGCTGGTTCTCGGTGGACGCAGAACCTTGGCGCTCGGCCCCACAGAGGAGCAGACACTCTGTGGGGCCTTTAACCAGGAGGGTCAGATGCCATTAGTTCAAGGCGGCTCGAAAGCGGCGATTGGCAAGAATATCGGCATTGAAGAAAAGCACGGTAAGCCTCATGATCAGGCCGTGGCGATCGCCCTCAGTGTCGCCCGAAAGGCGGGCGCAAAGATTCCGAAGAAGTCTCGGGTCGACGACCTCAAATCAGGGGGAATGAAATGAACAGCACGATTCCTCGTCCGGTTTTTGCCCTTCTTCTTGCCCTCGCGCTCGCACTCGGCATAGCTGCAGGTCTTTCCACATCTTCCCCGGGCGCTGACCGTGGCGTTTCTGGAATGGGCGGAATGCTCGTTTATGATCGGAGCGATGGAACGGGCGGACTTTATACCGAAAGTTTCAACGGTTTCCCTTGGGACGCTACGCCCGTCACTGGAAGCTCTGGGAACGTTGCAGCTGCGACAGCGGCGGCTTCACTTCCAGCAGTCGCTTCACGAACCAACTATGTTTGTGGTTTCGCCCTTACCTCAGGAGGCGCAACTGCAGCGGCGACCGTTAGCGTGACGCTTACGGGGGTAATCACTGGCACTATGACTTTCAATCATGGTGCTCAAACCGGCGCGGGCGTCCCCAGCCCTCCAACTATTGTGAGCTTTTCGCGGTGTGTTCCAGCGTCTGCGGTGAACACCGCCATAACAGTTTCGATGCCCTCTCTTGGCACCGGCAACACCAATGCCAGCGCCAACATTTGGGGCTTCCTGAAGTGATCGTCAGTCGCACGATACGCGACACGTCAGGCGAAGAACGATATCTTCGTCCGCGAACGCCCAGCGTTATTGGCGGTTGACCGTGACCTCCACGAAACGGGGGAGAGGAAAAGATGACTGAAACTGAAGTAAAACCGCTTGAGTCTCTTGAAGGACTCGATGCTGCGATTTTTGAGGAGATCGCAGGGAAAATTCCGCAAACTGAAGAACCCGCAGCGGAACCTGCGGTTGAACCAAAGGCCGCGGTTACACCAACGGTAGTAGAACCAAAGGTCGAACTAAAGGTCGAACCTTCGCCTCCAAAGTCCGAGGACATGGTTCCTTCTTGGCGCTTGCGCGAGGTCAATGATCGCGCTCGCGCTGCCGAAGAAGCCGCTCGGGTGATGAAGGATCGGCTCGAAACAATCGAAGCACATCTTCGCCAAGCTGC